AGAAGTTTTACAAGTGGCATCAGATAGAAGAGTTAAAAAAGATTAGGGAGGTTAGGAATGACAGAGCATAATGATGCTGTTGAACGACAAAGACAAATACTTGAGCTAGAAAAACAAGCTAAACAAATCACAGCTGTTGACACTAGATATAAAGACGGTCTCTGGTATAAACAAACAGTTGACTATGCAGATGGTCGAAGGATTACAGAGTACCGAGACAAACGTAAAGGAACAATAGAGGAGAATAGATATGGCGAAGACTAAAACATTAAAGGCTTACACATCTGCTACTCAAGGCAGGGGTAAGAAGACAAGTCAAGGTGGAGGTAACGTTAGCACCTCTACGATGAACAAGAATCAGAAAGCTAACTATAAAAAATACAGAGGACAAGGTAAATGAAAGAGAAAATGATAACAATTAAAGTTCCTGACTACAGGGTTAGATGGATTAAAGATGATTTTAAAAATGCCAAGCAAGGTGTTCAAAATTTGTTTGAGTATGGTGATATTGATATCAAAGAAGCACATGCTCTTGCTGATATAGTGCGTAATGTAGATATAATTTTTAAAATCGAGGAAGACTAATGAATAAATATAAAATAATATTTAGTGCAGTAATGGTGACTATGATGGTTGCTATTGTTGGCTCAGTAAACATAACAGTAGATAACATATCTAAAAACAAAGCAGGACTTACAAGGTTAAACAAATCTTTCCTATCTCTCAGCGAAGAGTTCGAAAGCGTGGGTAGGAATGCAGACTTAATACAATCTACCAGAGAAAGCTATCGTAATTCTTTGGTTGATCTATCGGATAGGTTAGATGCAATGGACAGCACTAACTCAGAGATATACCGTATCTTAAATGATTTAGATGAAGAACTAAATCCAAAAGAACTAGGTGTTAACGCAGGGTTAGGAGTACTAACAGGCGATCAAGCATTAGGAAAGGTAGAAGAAAGTACTGATTAAGTATTGCAATTCAATCTTATCTATGGTATAATACACGCTTATGTATCTAACAGAAAGACAACAGTATCACACAGAGATTCTAACTCGAGATGAGTATAGAAAATTTGGTGAGTACATGGCAGAACATTACCCAAGTGTAGGACACATGGTGGAGAAACTAGATGAGACCTTTAAGGTTAAGCTAGACAACACACCTCTAACATTTTGGGAAGAGATACTACCCTGCATAAGGGATAACTAATACGTGTGGGATAGGTTAGCCCTCTCTAAAATCCTTAACCTATATCATCTGACTGACCCCAGTTAGACAAGTTGCCGGTCTTGCACCCCACCGGCACTTTAAATTAATTAAATAAACTATAGACTTTACAAACAAAGTGTGCTATAATGTGTGCACTTATAACAAAAACAAACCTTAAGGAGGTATAATATATGTATGAGTATGTAAAAGGAAAGGCAATGTGGGCAAACATTACATCGCCAAACACGAGGTTCCAACCTCACAAGTATGGTCTAACTGTACTAACGGATGCAGACACTGCTTCTAAACTTGAAGGCATAGGTCTTAACCAAGTTAAAGACAGAGCAGGTCAGGCTAAGTATGATGAACCGGCATTTACTTTTAGTAAACGAGCCACCAAGAATGATGGTGAGGCAAACGTTGCACCTAAATTAGTTAACGTTGATGGTGAATCCATTGATGTTAGTGTTGGTAACGGTTCGGAAGTAGTGGTAAAGATCAAGCCTTACAAGAATGACTTCGGACAATTTGCCGAACTTATGGCTGTTAAGGTAGAGAACCTTGTTGAATATGTTGAAGGCAACACGGACGACAACGAGGAATTTTAATTATGATTATTAGTATTAATAATGACGATGGAACTACTTCGTATGATGTCAACAACATCAGTGACGATGGAGTAAAGCAAGAAGCAACTGTAATAGTACAGAAGGTAGGTAACTTACAAATTATTATAGAAGCTTTAGACTTTGCAAGTCGTACACATCGTGGAAACTTAGAAGCTTTACTTGTCGAAAGAGAAGAAGCTATTGTCGAGCCAGAGCCCGAGGTAATGGAGGACGAAACAGACGATAATAAATCTTAGTCTTTAGGAGGGCTACTATGGAAGATAAAACTTGGGATAAGTTGAAACAACCCTGTCCACTTTGTCCGAGCAGTGATGCTGTTGGTATCAACGCAGACGGTTCGGCAAAGTGTTTCAGTTGTGGAGAATTTATGCCTAATTATAATAACGCATGTGAAGGAAAGACTATGACAGAACCACAAACAACACAACAAAAACAACCAGACAGTTTGCTTGAAGGCAACTTCATAGCGTTGACAGATCGTCAAATCTCTCAGGCTACAGCAAAGAAGTATGGTGTTAAAGCTGTGCAAGACTTGAAGGGTCAGGTCGTTAAACATTTGTATCCATATTACAATGGACACGAATTATCTGCTACCAAATATAGGAATATTATTAGTAAAGATTTCTTTGTTTCAGGTAGCTATAACGACACCGGACTATTCGGGCAACAGCTATTCAAGGGTGGCAAGTATGTCACCATAACCGAAGGGGAGTGTGATGCTATGGCGGCTTACGAACTACTAGGTAGTAAGTGGGCTGTCGTATCCATTAAACGTGGTGCTCAAGGTGCCGTCAAAGATATCAAAGAAAGCTTAGAGTTCTTTGAAGAGTTTGAGAATGTAATCATTGCATTTGATAACGACAAGGCAGGTAAAGAAGCATCGGTTAAAGTTGCTAGGTTATTTAAACCGGGCAAGGCTAGGATACTCACACTTCCTAATGGTTTCAAAGACCCTAACGATATGCTTCGTAGCAATAAGCACAAAGATTTTGTTGAATCTTGGTGGGCTTCGAAGGTGTACACACCCTCTGGTGTTATCAATGTATCGGAACAACGTGAGAAGTTTCATAACCGTGAGAAGAAACCAAGCGTCCCTTATCCTTATGAAGGACTAAACAAAAAGCTGTATGGCTTAAGACAGGGAGAGCTTGTAACTTTAACAGGTGGTACAGGACTTGGTAAGTCTAGTGTGACTAGAGAACTAGAACATCATCTTATTAAAAGTACTACAGACAACGTAGGTATCATAGCATTAGAAGAAGATTGGAGACGTACCATTGATGGTATACTTTCCATTGAAGCTAACGCAAGACTATACGTTGATGAAGAACGTGAGAAGTTTTCTAAAGAAGAACTTGATAAGATGTTTGATATCTTGTATGATGGTGAGAATAAAAACAGAGTATGGGTTCACTCACACTTTGGCACCAATGACATTGATGATATCTTTACCAAGCTTCGCTTTATGATTATAGGATGTGACTGTAAGTGGGTGGTCGTTGACCATCTACATATGCTGGTCAGTGCTGTACACGATGGAGACGAAAGACGAGCTATTGATTCTATTATGACTAGACTAAGAAGTTTAGTTGAAGAGACAGGTGCAGGGATTATTCTTGTATCACATCTCAGAAGAGTTGATGGTAACAAAGGGCACGAGAATGGTATAGAGGTTAGCCTCTCACATCTTCGTGGCTCTAATAGTATTGGTCAGTTGTCCGATTGTGTTATCGCTTTAGAACGTAACCAACAAGCAGACGACCCCGATGAAGCTAGGACTACAAGACTTCGTGTACTTAAATCAAGATACACTGGTGATGTAGGTCTGGCGGCTAGGGTTATCTATGACGGTGAAACCGGTAGATTATCTGAACTAACAAACGATGACATAGAGTTTGATAACTCTACCTCGGAGGCTTTTTAATATGGACTTAGTATTTGATATAGAAACTGATGGACTAGAAGCCACTAAAGTTTGGTGTCTTGTTGCTCAAGATGCAGAAACAAAAGAGGTGTATAAGTTTACTCCAGATAATTTAGATGAAGGATATAAGTTTTTAACTACAGCCACTCGTCTGATTGGACATAACATCATAGGGTTTGACATACCTTTGGTAGAAAAGTTTGGAGGAGTAGACCTTAGTGCTATAGAAGTTATTGATACGTTAGTCTTATCTCGACTGTTCAATCCTACTAGGGATGGTGGTCATAGTCTAGCAACATGGGGATACAAACTTGGATACCCTAAGATTGAGTTCGAGGACTACTACAATTATTCAGAAGAGATGATGAACTATTGTGTAAGAGATGTAGAATTAAATACCAAAGTATTAGAAGAACTTAGAAAAGAATCTAAAGGCTTTGAGAAAGATTGCATATCTATTGAGCAGGGAGTTGCTAAGATTATGAAGCAACAAGAAGCTGATGGGTTTGAGTTTGATATGCCATTAGCTCTTGGCTTGTTAGCAGAACTCAGAGAAAAGAAACAACTGATTGAATCAGAGGTACACGAAACGTTTAAACCTAAATGGGTAGACACAAAACAAGTCACACCCTACATAAAGAAAGATGGCAATCTATCTAAGCGTGGTATGACTGACGAAGAATATCAACGTTGTTTAGATACAGATAACTACAATCCTTTTATGAGACAAACTTTACAAGAGTTTAATCTTGGTTCTCGTAAACAGATTGGAGAATATCTTATTGACTTTGGTTGGAAGCCTGATAGGTTTACACCTACAGGTCAACCTATTGTAGATGAGAAAACATTATCAAAGATAACGCACATTCACGAAGCAAAACTTATAGCAGATTTTTTACTACTGCAAAAGCGTATAGCTCAAATTGATTCGTGGGTTGAGGCGGTTAAGGATGATGGCAGAGTACATGGATTTGTTATTCCTAATGGTACGATCACAGGTAGGATGGCTCATAGAAATCCTAACGTTGCTCAAGTACCTTCACATGGTAGCCCATACGGTAAAGAATGCAGGTCTTGTTGGATTGTTAAGGACGGGTACAAACTTGTAGGTGTAGATGCAAGTGGATTAGAGCTACGTATGTTAGCACATTATATGGACGATAAGGAGTATGTAAATGAAATTATTAACGGAGACATTCACACAGCTAACCAAAACTTTGCTGGTCTTAAATCAAGAGATCAGGCAAAAACTTTCATCTACGCCCTCGTTTACGGTGCCGGAGATGAGAAGATTGGAAGCATCATTAAAGGAAGCAGAACAGCAGGTAAACAATTGCGAGAACGCTTTCTTAGTAGTCTACCAGCATATCGAACTCTTAAGGAGAGAGTTGACAGAGCAGCTACAAAAACGTTCCTCAAGGGGATAGACGGTAGGAAGCTTTACATTAGAAACAAACATGCTGCATTAAATACCTTGCTTCAAGGAGCAGGTGCTATCTTAATGAAGAAAGCATTAATTATGTTAGATGATATATTAAAACTTAATACCGTTGACTATAGGTTTGTTGCTAATATACACGATGAGTGGCAGATCGAAGTCAAAGAATCACAAGCTGATTTTGTTGGAGAGATGGCAGTCAAATGTATTATAGATGCAGGTGAACATTTTAATCTACGCTGTCCTATGGATGGCGAATATAAAGTAGGAGGTAACTGGAGTGAGACACACTAACCAACAGGAATTAGATATGAATTATATCAAACCAAACGACAGCAGTAGGAAAGGTGATCTAGCTGAGTACTATGCAGTGACATGGTTATGGGATAATGGATACGAGGTATTTAAAAATACCGGATGTACTGGACCTATAGATATGATAGCAATGAAGAATGGAGAGACTACGTTTGTTGATGTTAAAACAGCACAGCCTCAACAACATAAACGAACAGGAAACAAAGTAACTAAGTGTCAAAGCCGTAATGAAATACAAAAACAATTAGGCGTACACCTGTTACAGTTTAATCCTGTTACAAGAAAATTAGCTTGGATAAACCATAGACAAAAAACATAAAGTGAACCACCCAAAACAAACAGATTTGTTTCAAGATGTTAAAGATGAACCAATTGACAAATCAAAAACTCAACGCTGTTCTAAATGTAAAAAATATAAACTACTTAGTATGTTTAGGTTTAGAGAACCTGCTGTTGGTAAATCTTTAAGATCAGAGTGTATAAAATGTAGAGCTTCTAAATATAAATTAGTAGGTAAACTAAAATTAGAAAATCCCAGACCCACAAATAAAGATTATCAATGTCCTTGTTGTGGTAAAAAAGAAAAACAAATTAAAGCTTATGGAAGATGGGGCACTTGGTCAGCGTGGGTATTAGATCATAACCATACAACAGATAAGTTCCGAGCTTGGATTTGTAATAACTGTAACATTGGACTTGGTAGATTCAACGATGATATAAAAAAATTAAACAACGCTATAAAATATTTAAAAAACTATGACAAATAAAACAAAAACTATTGACACAACCAATCAAGATGTATATAATAAACTGTCGGCTAATAAAAAAACAGCCGAGTCAGGACACTGGTACACCCAGACAGGTGAGCCAATGTATACTGTTATCGGAGCTAACGGTAAAGAACGTAACACTACACTTAGAGATGCTAAGAAAGACAACTTAGTACCTTCGGTTACTACTGTGTTAGGTATGGTTGCCAAGCCCGGATTAGAAAACTGGAAGATCAATCAAGCATTAAACTCTGCACTTACTCTCGAGAAAGAAGAAGACGAATCTCTTTCTGAGTTTGCTTACAGATGCAAACAAGATTCTAAAAAGATAGGACAGGAAGCCGCAGAACAAGGTACTAAAATACATGCTATGATTGAGCAGGGATTTGAAGGTGGTGAAACAAACAAACCTTATGAAGCTGTTAGAGCTTTCTTAGATAAAGAATTTCCTAACGAGCATTGGATAGCAGAAGATTCTTTTTGTGCTGACTTAGGCTATGGTGGTAAGATAGATTTATATTCTACTACCGGTATCTTCGTTGACTTTAAAACTAAAGATAACTTAGAAGGTAAAGACCCTGCTTCATTAGTATACGATGAGCACGGTATGC